GTCATCTCCGTCTCCTCCTGCAACCGCGAGCCCGGGGGGGGGGGTTGGGACCAGGTGCACCCGGCCCCTCCCTTCTCGGGGTGTTCGGGGTGCCTAGCTGATGGTGGCCCCGGTCGCCTTCACGAAGGACTCGCCGTGACGGAGCACGACGTCGCCCATCTGGAAGGAGGTGACCACGATGAGGCCCTTGCCGGCCTGGGTGTACGGGTCGACGACCAGCTCCATCGCGTCCCACAGGCCGATGAGCAGATCGTTCCAGTCGCCGAAGATGAGCCCGTGCTTCGTGCTCGCCTCAAGCGTCTTCGAGACCTGGCTGGTGCTGACAGCCCGGTAGCCGGCCATGAAGCCGTCCGCGATGGGACCGGTCCAGATCATCTTCGAACCGGCCGCGCTCGCCTCGAGCGTGCACATCATGAGCGACGCCATGAGCGGCGTGGTCATGTAGCCGGGGCTGACGAGACGGACGTTCTTGTCCGCCGCGAGCCCCTGCATGCCCACGATCTTGGCGTGGGTGGGGACACCACCCATGGCCTGGGGCTGAACGTCGGGGGCGGTGTAAATGCCGGTCGGCTCGCCGTTGACCCCGCTGCCGTGCAGGCCAGCCAGGTCGATGGCCAGCGCGTGACCCATCGCCAGCTCATCCCGGACCATCGCCTCGACGTCGATCGAGGACTGGGCCAGGAGCTGCCGCGAGTAGCTCGTCGCGCCCTGCATGGTCTTCGGGGTGAGGAAGACCTGGCCGGTGGCGACGTCGCTCTTGGTGACGTCGGCGGCCGGGTTCTCCCCGACCCAGTAGACCGTCATCCCGGCGGTCTTCTTCGGGAAGGTCAGCGGCCCGGTGAGACCGGTCAGGAGACGGGCGCCCATCTGGACGACCATGGCTCGCGCGCGCAGCAGATCGATCAGCTCGCCCGGCGAGTCCTGAACGAACTCGGCTCCGGCGCCGGCGGTCTTGGAGTCGAGCGCGCGGGTGCCGAGGCGCATGGGGACGAGGATCCCGCCTCGACTCTGGTAGTTCGCCGGCAGGCCGCGGGCGAGCTCCTTGTGCAGCTCGCCTTCGAGCCCGTCGAATCCGGAGCGCTCGCCCTTGGCGGCCTCGGTCGACATGCGCAGCGCGCGCGTGTAGGAGTACCTCGCCAGGTCCTTGTCCGGCATGCCGGTGCGCTCGGCCGCGGGCTGGCCGGTGCCCGCGGTCTTGCGGGCCTTCACGATCTCGTACCCCACCTGCTGCGGAGTCAGGCCCTGGCCGATCCACTCGGAGGCGCGCTCGCTCAGGTTGTTGTTCTGGCAGATGGCCAAGATCTCCTGGACCTCGGCGTTGCGGTCGCGCTTGGGCTCGGGTGCGGAGGCCGGCGGGGGCTGGACCTCGACAGCGCTACGGGCGCCATTGGGCTGGGGGGTGGTTTCGGGCTCGGGCACCATGGTTCGCTCCTCCTGTGGGACGGCCTGGCCGTCCGATTCGATCTCGACTTCGAACTCCTCGCGGTTGTCTCCGCGCTCGAGGCCGACCGAGACATCGGCGGCCAGTGGCAAGATGTGGACTTCGACCGGCATCCATCGGGTGGCGTTCCAGGTGTCAGGCTTTCCGCCTTCTCCCTTCACGACCTTCGCCTTCATGACCCGGTAGCCGAGGGAGACCTGGGTGCGGATACGATCCTGCACGTCCCCCTCAACCTCCTGGCCCTTGGCGCTGCGCGAGAACCGGACGTCGCCCTTGAGCTTCCCGCCCTCGATGCGACCGTTCTCGAAGATCCCGACCTGGGTTCCCCAGTGGCCACCGATCTGATCGGCTGCCATGACGGAGAGCCCGCCCTTCAGGTAGCGCTTGTCGATCGCTCCTTCGTCGTGGCTCAGAACTTCCATTCCGAACCAGCGTTCGATGGCGACCTCGCTCGATACGCTGAAGGTGTACTTCCGCTGATCGCCTTCGGCCCTGCCTTCCGGCGGGAGCTCCGGGCCTTCGAAGGCTCGGTGCAGCATCGGCAGTTTGCGCGGATCGGGCATCGCTGAGTTCTCCTTCGCGGTGATTCTTGCGGCTCACACCGAGGCCCGCTCAAGTCCAATCTAATTAGACTTGGAATCCCGCGTGGAGCGGTGCCACCGTGACGCGCATGAGCAACCTCGATCTCACCGCTCTGCCCGACTCTTTTCCCGCCGGCACGACCGTCATCTACACCAAGTCGTTCACGAACTTCTCGCCCACCGAATGGACGCTGAAGCTCTATTTGGCAGGACCGGACACGCTGAACGTGACTGCTGTCGCTTCCGGCGAGAGCTACGTGGTAACGATCCCGGCAACTTCAACGGCGGCTTCGCCGGCTGGTTCGTATCACTGGGTCGAGCGCGTCGAGAAGACGGGCGTTGTCTGTGATCTCGCCTCCGGACTCGTGATCCTCACCCCGAATCTGGCGACGGCCACCGACGGATCGCTCCAGGACTGGGCTGAGAAGGTGCTGCCCCTTGTCGAGGCGGCGATCGCGGGACGGATCCCGGCCGGGATGGAGAGCTATCAGATCGCTGGGCGGGCGGTGGCCAAGATCCCCATCCGCGAGCTCATGGCGCTGCGCGGCCAGCTCAAGAGCATGGTCGCCCAGGGCCAGAGCCGCACCCGCATCTCCCGTCCCATCCACATCAAGTTCCCCCAGACAGGGGCGTGACCCATGAAGCGACCGTTCCGGACCAGGATGACTCGCGCTTGGCGCGAGCTGCAGGGCAAGCGCTCCTCCGACTACAAGGGCGCCGAGATGAACCGCCTCCTTCTCGACTGGGTGGCGCAGTCGCTCACCCCCGACGAGGAGATCCGCGGATCGGTGCGCAAGCTGCGCGCCCGCGCGCGCGAGCTCTCCCGCAACGAGGGCTACGCCAAGCAGTATCTCCGGCTCCTCACCACCAACGTGATCGGGCCCCATGGGTTCCGGATGCAGGCCCAGGTGATGAAGGGCGATGTCTTCGACCGGGAAACGAACACCGCGATCGAGCGCGCCTGGCTCCGCTGGTCTGAGGGACGGGTCACGGTGGACGGAACCCTCACGCTACGTCGGCTTCAGAAGGTGTTGCTGCGCTCGGTTGCCCGCGACGGCGAGGTCTTCGTCCGGCGCTGGCTCTCGTTCGACGGGAACCCCTTCGGCTATGCGCTCCAGGCGATCGACGCCGACATGCTCGATGAAAACCTCAACCGCGCCCGCGGCAATGGCGTGAACGAGATTCGGATGGGCGTCGAGGTGGACGGCGTCGGCCGGCCCCTCGGCTACTGGTTCTTCAAGAACCCCGAGGATCGGGTGCTCAACACCGGGACCGCCGGCCGGATCTTCGTGACTGCCACTGAGGTCCTCCACCTCTACGATGCCGACCGCCCAAATCAGACCCGCGGCGTGACGTGGCTTCATCCGATCATGGTCCCGATGAAGATGCTCGGGGGGTACGAGGAGGCGGAGCTGGTCGCCGCCCGCACCGCGGCGGCGAAGATGGGCTTCATCCAGTCCCCCGACGGAGTCGGCGACCCCGGCGACATGAACGAGCCGGCCGAGATGGAGGCGGCCCCCGGCACCATGGAGCGCCTGCAGGCCGGCGAGACGTTCCAGCCCTGGGACCCCCAGCACCCGACCACGGCCTTCCCCATCTTCGTAAAGTCCCTGCTTCGCAAGATCTCCGCCGGCCTGGGCGTCTCCTACAACGCCCTCGCTAACGATCTCGAGGGAGTCAACTACTCCTCGATGCGCTCCGGCCTTCTCATCGAGCGCGACCACTGGAAGGACGTTCAGGTCGACTGGATCGAGGACTTCCTGCAGCCCGTCTTCGAGGACTGGTTGAACATGGCGCTCCTCACCGGGGCGCTCGTCCTCGACTCGATGGATGCGACCCGATATGCCAACGAGGTGGTTTGGAAGCCCCGCGGCTGGCAGTGGGTGGATCCGGCGAAGGACATCGCTGCGATCGAGAAGAGCATCGAGCTCGGACTCACCTCGCGAACCAAGGCCTGCGCCGAGTCGGGCGACGACTACGAGGAGAACCTGCTCAACCTCGAGCGCGAGGAGCGCATGGCCAAGGAGAAGGGGATCTCGATCCAGGGCAAGCCTACCACCGCGCCCCTTCAACCGCCCCCCGGAGATCCGGAGGACGACGACGATTCCGAAGAGAGCCAGCGGACCCTGCTGGCTGGGAGGTTCCGCCAATGATGAAGCTCAGCAGGATGCTCATGTTCCTTGCCCTCGTCGTGCTCGCAGTGCTCGCCATGGGGAACATCGATCCCACGACCACGCGGTTCGACGACGCCCGCGAGGGCTCCTACGGCGTCACGGTCGACCTCGAGGCCGACGCCGACACTGTCCTCTGGATTGGCTTCAAGTGCTGGACCGGGACGGTGACCCGCATGAACGTCGACGTCATCGTGGAGCCGCTCACGATCAGCACCCGCCAGATCGTGGACGGGCCCACCTGGCAGACCGGCCGAAGTGTGGCCAACCCGCGTTCCGGCTCATCGCTCTACGATTGGGGCCCCGACACGCTCACGACGACCAACCCCATCCACGAGTTCTGCTGCGACGGCCTCATCGGATACCGGATCACCGCGATCGACACGACCGGCTACGTGAAGGTGTACGCGACGGGAGGGCGGCCGTAATGAGACGGCGCTGCCTCAGCCTCCTGCTCGCTCTGCTCTCCGCCTTCCTCGCCCTTCCAGCCAGCGCGGCCGAGTGGTACGACGGCGCGTGGACGCAGCGGGTCAAGATCACAGTGCAAGCGTCCAAGGTGCCGGGCCCGAGCAACCTCACCGACTTCCCCGTGTTCGTCGATCTTCGGCACGTCTGGGGGTATTCATCGTGGGCGGCACTCGGGATGCAGACGGATGGCGGCGACATCGTGGTAACCGATTCGACGGGGGCTACGGAGCTCTCCCGCGAGCTTGTGTCGTTCAACAGGGCGACGCCGAAGGGGGTCCTGTACTTCAAGGCCCCAGTCCTGAAACACGCCACGAACACTGAGTTCTACGTCTACTGGGGCAACGCAGCCTCGGACAAGAAAAACTCCGCGGCGGTGTGGTCGAGCAACTTCCAGATCATCGCGCACTGTGCGGGCGATTCCTCCTCAGTCAACGGGTACACAGCCACCCAGTCAAGCGTTGGGACGACGGACACGACTTCGAACGGTTCTCCGGCGTGGTCCTACGTGAAAGCCACCCCGAGCAAATCGGTGTGGAACAACAGCGCGATCAGCGGTAACACCTGGACGTTGACCGCGTGGCTCAAGTCGTCCGACACGACCGTGAACCTCATCCCCATCGGCCTGGCTACAACCTACAACGGACTGATTACAGCAGCTCCAGCCGGCGTCCAGACGCTCTCCCACTATGACGGAACGGGCAGGCGAGTACTCGAGCCGCCGGTGCGTGACGGTAGCTGGCATCGCATCGCAGTTGTGGCGCGAGACGCTGCCGCTGACTCGACCTACGGGATTGTGGATGGCGTGCGGACCACGACGAATCCAGTGTCCTGGACCCCCTACAGCATCGCGGCGAATATTCGGTTCGGCATCAACATCACCGACCAGTCGGGGCAAGCGTGGACCGGGGCACTGAGCGAGGTCCACATCGCCAACGTCGAGCGATCGCAAGCCTGGTTGGTGGCCGATGCGAACAACTTCACCTCACCCTCCACGTTCTATGCCGTCGGGGCGGAGGAGATCTGTGGGGCTGCCCCGGACATCGTCTTGCCCGCCACGATCTATGCCGTCGTCGGCCGAGCCATGAGCATCAGGTATAACCAGCTTCTGCCGCAGATACCCTGCAACGACCGCCTCGTCTACTCCTGCGCCAGCGATAGCGGAACGGTAGACGCGGCAGGGTTCCACTTCACCCCGGCCGGCGTCGGCAACTCCACGGTCATCATCAGCGTGGCTGATGCGCTCAACGACACGACCGTCATCGACACAGTGACGGTAACCGCGGTCGCCCCGGATGGCGGGACGGGCACAAAAGGGGCGCTCTTTGTCGGCGACTCGGTGATGGCCAAGATCCCGGGCGCGCAGCCCGACAGCACCTACATCCCCAGCTACAACAATCTCTACTTCACGGCGGACGGCGGTGCGAATCTCCGCTTCATCGGAAGCCAGGG